AAGACCCGTTTATAAGCGCCAGGATTTTTGTGTGATTAATGGTCTGTTAGATAGACCCGCGTAGATCCTTTGATGAAACGTAGTCGGCTAATATCGTCGACGCATTGGAGCTTGTATCGGCGCGTCGATCGGTCGTATCCGATTTTTTCATAGATCGTCGGCTTTTTAGCATTGCCAGTAAATCGAATGAATTCACCATTTTTGATTGCGTTAACTGGTACCGACGCTGGATCAGCGGGCCTATGCTCCCCAAATATAGCTTGGAAATCAGTTTCAAGATCCCGCAAGCAATCGGTACAGTTAAAGGTCTTATAACCAGTAACAAAAAACTGCGTTTTAATTTTTTTGCAAACCGGGCACGCGGTCGGCTTAAATGTTTGTGATGATTTCATTTGATCCCCCCTCAAAAAGGATATTAGTTTCTATCTCGAATATTTCCGGGACGTACCCGTACTGCCTCGAAAATGCTTCTAATAAAATACTAGTAACGCTTTCGAGTTCTTCATTTGTGAATAAATCGTGTAGATCAATTGTCTTCATTGTTTATTTCTCCAGCTCTATGATTGAATCGACGCCGCTAGTGAATGAGTAACACTGGCGGCAGTCTATACATTTTCGGCCGCTGCAATTATCGGCCGTGCTTGGTTTGGTTATGTTATTAAATACTTTATCGAAGTATTTCGGCGGGGTTTTTAAAACGCGGTCCTTTATAGGATTCGAGAAAATCAAGATTAGATTATCTGGACGGGTCGCGGCCGGGTCGATCGATCTCTCGGCGGCGCGAATTATGTCTTTTCGTTTGGTCCATAACGCAAACGTCGACGCGGGATTTTTGCGGGCAATTCTCAGGAAATTGAGATAGTGCGTTTTATTGATTAACTCTCCATGACCGTGAAACCTAAAAGAATGCGCGTTAATGATTGGCAGATCTTCGACGGGTATTAGTGAATTACTCAATAACTGGGAATTACGCTCCCAAACATCAACGCAATTAGCGCGGTACGATCTTAGCATTTTAAAAGAATAACAATTCCCACAAATGGTGCGTTTATTCGCATGCATGGTTATACAATGCGGATTAGATAAAGTATTCGTATTGATAGCGCCGACGCCGTCCAGTTTACCGGACATTACCGACAGTTTAATTTTCATAAGGAAATACTCCACTTTTATTAATTGAATATGGGAGTATATGGGATATATAGGTATATGGGAAGAGAAGCAAAAAACGGGCCAAATAGGCCCGTTTCAATTGTAACGATCGGTTTAAACTCCGATTTATGCGGCGGCCGCTACCCGGTCCCAATCGGGGCGGGGGAGATCTAACACTTTACCTCCCAATTTCTGCCAGTCATCTACTTGATCTGGATCGACGTTATTACCGACGGCCGTTACAGCGTTAACTAGAGTCGCACGAGATACTGGATTACCGGCGTAACCAGATTGACCAACGGTCTGCAATAACCCATCTAATACGCTGCTAGTTTGCGATTTAGTCAGATTTAAAACGGTCCCTAGGTTATTCACGGCCGTTTGCGCGTCGGCTTCGACGATATCCCCGGCGGCGGCGCGGAATTTTTGCAGGGTATTATCAAAATTCTCCCGGCTAGAATACGCGGCCACGTAGTCCCTCATTTTTAAGCTAGTCAGTTCATTGTCTTTTTGCTTGGTATCGTCGGCCAGTAATCCGAACGATTCCTCCCCGCGTGCCGACTGAATATGGGCCGACCGTTGCACGCGCTCCGTTTGCATACCGTTTAAACAGACTAGGGTCCAAACCAGTTCCGCAACAGATACCGAACCCATACCCACTTCAGAATTCGAGATCACGATCCCGGCGGCCATCTCATCACCAACGGCCGCGCCAGTGCCGGTGAAATTTTCCGACTTCAATCGGATATACATTTTTTGGTCGGTGACCGTAGCACGTACAGTCCGCCAATCGGCTTCGGTGTTATCTAACAATGGGGGAAGTGCTGCCGCTAATAAATCGTAATTATCATAAGTTTTAAAAGCGTCCGATACGAAAGCACGCCCCAAAAAGTAATTATCATTATCACTGGTATACGCCCGGATCATGCGATTACTGGTTTCACGCTGAAAAATAGCGTTTACAAGGTTATCGAATTCCGCCGGATAATAGTCTTGAAATCGGCGTGCATCCCGCGTCGCAATACCGGCCTTTTGAGCCAATTGGTTAAATGCTACCGGATTAAGCGCGGTTGTAAGGGTAGGCATGCCGCGATCGGCTTCGATAATGATCTCGCTTACATTCTCTTGATCACCTTTATAGGCGGCGGAATGATGCGGAAGATATCCGGCAGTGGAAGTACGTAGTTGCATGTTGCCAGTGGATTGGACTATGTCCGCCTTACGTGTTTGATTATCGGTCAATTGCTTCAAAAGAGCCGATAGGCTTCCGTTAAGACTGTCCAATTGCATATATTGATTAGGATTTACATCTATCATAGTTATTACTCCAAATTAAAAAAAGGGTGCTACCTATCAGTAACACCCCCATTATGCACATAATAATCTTATATGTATAGTATTTTTAGAAATTACCCCCTAGAGCGGCTGTCGTCGTCATGGTCCTCCGAGATTACTAAATGGACGGCGTCAACGGGCCAATCGTTTAATAATCTCTCCCAGTAATCGATCGTAAATTTAAGCTGCGAAATATTTTGTCGGACCTCGTCTTTTGTAAGTTTATATTCAGTCATTGACACGCACCTACGATTTCGACGGGATCATTCGTTTGAATCCAGACTTTTGCGCCGCAGGAAAGCGGTTTGTCCGGGGAGTAGACCAAGCGGGCATCACCTTTGAAAATGACCTCGTTACATTTTCGATTTCGCTTGTAGTCTTTAACGGTTAAAACGGGCAGATCCGCGCCCTTAGCATTGGCTTTAATATTATGCTGATTAACATGTATTACGGTCTTCATTTTTAACTCCTTTCTTTAATTTGAGACGGGAATAGATAGGCAGCTCTCGCCACGGCTTCGATCGTCGGCTCTACGTCCCAGAGGACCATATAAAGAACTCGATCGCTACAGCGCCGGACCTCAGTGCGCCTACCCATTGGCCGAAAATAATAATCGGCCGAATAAGCGCGGACTGAGGACTGCCGCCTAAATGATTTTTCATACTTATTGAGTATCCATGTCAGCATACCGCACCTCGATTTGGCCGTCTGGCCGTTGAATAATAAAATCACGCATAAGCGTCTCCTTTCTTAGTTGTGTATCGGAATTTAGATAATATGGGATTACCGTGTGGTAATCAAGTCTAACAAAGGAGTCCAATCGGGAGGGGTAATTTCTAATTGCGGGGGATATTTGATACCAAGCTTGGCAAGCTGTCTAACAGAACTGGCATGATAGGCTTTAATCGTCTCGCCTTCCGGGTTGGCGCAGCAAACCAGAAACCACACCGGGTATTCCTTATGGCTCTCAGCAAAGGCTATTTGATGGGGGGAAATGCGGACGGCGTTAGCGTGGGTGACTTTCAACTCCCACATCGCGAACTGGCCTTCCGCCGCAACCAAAACATCCGGGATGCCTTGAGAGGCAGAACTTTCTAGTCTAACTGGACGCCATTGCGGGCGATTCTTCTGTATTGCTCGTTTGAGTTGTTTCCAAAAGCTTGACTCGCTCTTGCGTTTCAGAAGTTTCGTCTTCGATATCGACTCGTTCCAAGGTAGCAACTGGCTCATAGCTTGCCTTCAATTCTTCAAGAGCTTTCATTACTTGCGATCGGTCCATCTGATCAATGGAGCCGTGCCGGATTTCTGATTTGTTAATGTAGATGGAGCCTTCCGCTTGTCCTCTGGCTTTTTCTGCCGCAACCGCTGCTGAGTACGCCCCGTTATCCAGAGCTTCGTCCCGGATACGTTGAAGGTCTTTAATGTGCCGCCCGTAATCTACCGCATATTTTTTATTCAGTTCAGCTTTATACTCGCGTATCGCTTTGACGACATGCGGACTGCGCTTGGGATTGGTCAGGTCATTAGCACGGGCGTGGGCTGATTTAACAGGATACCCGGCAGCAATAGCCGCATCCCGTTTAGTTATCTGGCCGTCTTTAGAAACCCATTCCTTAACAAACAACTCTTGTCGCTTGGTTAGCTTTTGAGCTTCGCGCTCTACCATCGTTCGTTTAGGTCTACCGCGTTTACGATTGCGGTCGGAGGCGGGTATAAGATATCGATCTTTCATGCCCTCGGATTATGCCACAAATTAAAAAGCCCTTTCTATATAGTCTGTACAAAATATATTTATTTTTAAAAAAAAATTTCTATTGACCCCTTAACGGAATTCTTGAATTAAGACTTTGTGTATTTTGTGCAACCTATTCTGATCATTGCCGTAACCGCTGAAAGCCCCGTGGTCCGTGGCTCCTGAACCATTAGTTACACAAACTACACCAGTTACGGCGATTTTATGATTTTTTTTTATTTTTTTTATTTATTTTCCCACAGACCTATATAAAGAGCGTTTTAACCTTTTTTCTTTTTCTTGGGCATTACCGGGCGTTTCAGCTTAACAGGATCAGCGACGGTATTGTTCTTACAAAACACCGCCATCCGGGACACGTATTTGTCCATCATGTGGTCGGAAACGCTGTCCGAGGCTTTCCAATCTTCTTTCTTGGTTTCGGTGTCAGGGTTAACGAAGTCTGTGCCGTCGTTAGCGAACCAGATCTGGCGCAGATGATTGCCTGTTGAGGGTCGGTAACCGACACGGGGTATACGGGCGACGATGTCAGAACCGTTGACGATGGAGTACTGTGACTTTAGATGGTCCATGCGACAGGCTTTGAACTTACTGAACGTGTTTGGCTTGCCCCATGAAACCAGATGCAGGTTATTAAATTCTCGGGACAGGTGACAAGCGATCTCGGCGCACGCTCCCCCGAGCGAATGGCCGATCTGGACAGTCTTTTTAGCCGGGTTCAGTTCTTTACGCACATCTTTCCAAACGCCCTGTTGATGTCGATAGAAGCCCATGTGTATCCATGCGCCACGGATAGGGCGTGGTATGAACAGAAGGTTGTATAGCCAATCGCGTCGTGATTCGGTTCCGCGCCATACGACGTAATCGACATCGGCGGTTTTAAGTACGAAACATGTGGTATCGGTGCGTTTGTTTTCGAATTTTTTAGCGCCGGGAATCTCGTCTTTGTAGGCTTGTTCTGCGAGGTGTGCGCTTTTAGTGAGTAGTCCTGTATCGTGTTTCATGGTTGTTGTCTCCATAATAAAAAACCCCGGACCAATTATACATTAGTCCGGGGTCTATCGCTCTTGGAGTTAAAACAACTATAGGGTGAGAAGAAAAGGTAAAACTCACCTTTTGAAATCGTACCCTTCCTTTCTTGCGGTGTCAATTAAGTCACCTAGCTTGCGTAAAAGTGCTTCAGTGTCTATCGTGTTTTCATGATAATCAAGAAGAACCTTGCTGATTTTAGCGCGATCGGACACGGTAAGTGCTTTTCTTAAAGCTTCGATCCCTTCATCGGGGCCTTTCAGTGCATAGATCTCAGCGCATTTAGACCGGATCTCATCACTAGATATATTGTTGGCATCTGCACTCATTGTTTTTTATCCTCTTGCTTTTTGTCTTTCAGGTCTTGAAAAGCTTCTTTGAGCATATCCTTCATGTCTTTCTTTTCTTTAATCGCGGACAGGTCCCTTTCCACGGGCTTTCGGTTAGGCATATTAAATATTACTTTTGTCATATTGTTTCCTCTTCTTGGTTAATGGGTGGAGCGTATTTTTTAACAAGTTGGTCGTAATAAAAATTCATAAGATCCTTTTCTTTAATTTTGGCAAGGAAAGTGTTGAATTTTTTTCGAAAGACTTTCTGTTCTTCATTGGTTGGAAGTATGGCTTTCTGCTGTTCTTTGAACACCGCTTCGATACGGTCCATGCTTCTTTGTTCTCTTTTGGAAAGAGAAGGCGGGTTTTCTTCCCAAGCTTTCTGACGGCACTCGTAACACACGCTACCTGTGTAATCGTAGCTTTTGCGGCGATACCCATTTGAGTTCCACACGCCTTTACGCAAGGTAGGCCGACCACACTTGGTTTTTGAATCATAGCCAAAGCATTGGGTCGGGCGGGTGTGAACCCATCGGGCGACTTCATAGACAAATGTTTTGTCATTGTCAGTAAAAGCCTCTTCCTTTTGAGTATGAGTTTCAAGCATGTTTATCATGTTTTGTAAAACTTGAATCTCGTAACTGTGGTCAGGTCTGTTCCAGTTCATAGTTGTTCTCCTATTAATGTAGCCCGTATCGTGGGCTAGTCGGCTACTTCCCTGCGGGATAACGCAGTGGTAGCTGCGGAGGTTGTTTAGGAAAAACCCTGACCTAGTTCAGGTAAAACCTCGGACACTCATCCGCTTGTCCACCGTAACAACATAACCATAGTCTTATATTATATGTGTAAAGTCAACAGTTAATATCTGACTTGAGTTAATCGACTTTTTTCTGGGTTCGGGTGTGTACGCATATCGTTAGCTGTGCCAATCTCATCTACGTACATTTCCAAAAGCCCAAGCGCCTCTTGCCAATCGTGAGCTATGTGATAATCGGTTGGGTCTTTATGAATCCAATCGGGACAGCTTACATATCTGCTCCAACACTCTAACCGATCGTCTTCACACGTCAGCTCGTGGGCCTCGCCGTACTTCTTTAGCAATCGATAAACTTTAGCCCGTTCCTTATTGTAAGTGGGTTTTTTGTACTGGGGTTCTGGGATAGTAAGTTTGTCCCGGATCACCAGTTCCCAAACATAAGAAACTCGCGCTCGACGTTTTACCCCCTCGTTTTTGATCGAGACAATTGCCCCAACCATTCCGCAAGCGTACCGTCGGCCCGTAACTAACTGCCAATGATTGCCCGCGATGATTAAGTAAACGCGGCCCGGTGTTCGTCTCTCTTTGTTTTCCCGTAGCCATCGGGCCAACGTGGGCCTTTTGCTTTTAGGGTAAGAACCCAGAGGGACGTAATCTATCCCAAGCTTGGTTAACACTAAGCGCATGTTGCGCTCGTTAGACCCGCGTACCGCGCCTCGATGATAACTAAAACGTCGAAACCAAGAAGCGCATTCGCTTGTGTCCTGTCCGGTAAGAAACGATAGCACGGCAGGGCCGCAGTATTGATTCGAACGCGCAGGACGGTTCAATGAAAATAATTTCATAGTTGTAACTCCAAATTGTTAAAGAACAAATATGCCCCGAGCAAGGGCATAGCTTTTACTGCAAAACCATTATCCCATATTTCATGTGTAAAGTCAATCAATTATTTTTTCTTAATTAAATCAACAACTTAGCGGTATTTGATTATCACATAAAAATATGATAAAATGAGAGCTTGATAATCTAACTTGGAAGTACCAACATGGGTAGACCATCGAAATGGCCGGATGAACTAGTCGCTGAGATCCGGCAGCAACGCTTCGAAGAAAAACGTAAAGTGAAGTGGCTAAGTGAGAGATATGATGTTCCCATCGATACCGTTCGGGATTGGTTGTTTAGAGGCCGTAGAACCGACCTCGCAAGTGACACCACGTCCGTGCAGCAAGTGCGGTGAACCGTTTTACATGGACAGTCAGCTTGAACTTCTGGCAAAAAAAGAAGGGATGAGCATAGAGGCTGTCATTTGTTTAACGTGCCTGTCAGAACTGCATTGGGCCGGGGACGCGGTTTATCCAGAATCTATAGAAGAGTACCACTAACCAGTGCCTAGTTCTGCCTGATCCATCCGCTCTTCGCGCAGTCTTTTCTCGCGCATCTCGCCCTCTAAAAACTTTTGGTCTTTAGCAGTTAAGTTCTCTCGTTTCCATGCGTCAAAAATAAGCCGTAGCTGTCCGCTAATCGTGCGCCCCTCAACGTGCGATATGACTACGATCTCTTCATAAATGTCTGTAGGCACTAAGACCGACTTCCATTTCTTGGTATCCATTGCTCTCTCCTATGTAAGATTGTATGAGATTATATCATCATTTTATTTCTTTGGCATCGCCCCAGTTAGGTCCGAGGTCGATATCACACTTGTTAGGTACTTCTAACGGTACGGCCTCTTCCATCATCTTGGCTAACCCTCGGGCTTCATCGGCGTCTGTCACCGAAAAAGCTAACTCATCATGCACCTGTAATAGCGGAATCTTACCCGTTTCGCAGATGTTTACCATCGCCTGTTTAGTCTGATCCGCCGCACTTGCCTGTATTAGACGATTAGTTGCCTTATAGGTGTAAGCACGCTTGAGCTTGGTGGTTGGCCCGTAGGCGTTCACAGCTTCGTCGTAAGGCATAGCCTTGGTCATCTCAAACGTATCGGGTTCGTACAAATTAAAGCGACACTTACGGCCTCTGATGGAGCGTATGCAGCCCCCGGACCGTGGGTCGTCAAGATAGCGTTGTACGCCTTGGGTCAGTTGTTTCACAAACGGTACTTTCTTATGGTACTGCTTGGTCAGGTCCTTGGCTTCTTCTAAGGGGATATCTAGTTGCTGACTAAGCTTGTTAACACCCATGCCGTACATCAAAGCAAGGTTAATCGTCTTAGCCGTCTTACGCGGCAACCCCGACAGATCAGCCACCATGCTGTGAAAGTCAGCGTCCGGGTTCTCTTGGTACTCAGTAATGAATTCCTCGACGCCGCCCATGTCCATCTTACGGTAATTTCCAAACGCATGGGCATAGTGGGTCAAGATCCGTGGTTCCTGCTGCGAGTAGTCTATCGCTGCCCATTGCTGTCCCTCCTCCGGGAGAAACAACCGGCGTATCATCGGACCCAGTTCAGGATCGCGGGCCGGGATCTGTTGTAAGTTAGGATTGTTTGCTGAAATGCGGCCCGAGACAGTGCCGCCATCGTCAGACCTCACTTGGTTGATATGGCTGTGTATGCGACCGTCCTTACTGACGTATCGCAGAATGCTATCGATAAACGTCCCCTGAATCTTGTTCAGGTTCCGCGCCTGTACGATGAGCTTCGCCAGTTCATGAGGATGCTCAGACAGAAATAATTTAGTGAAACTGGGCGATCCTTTCTCCGTGGAAGGGTAACTTAGCCCCGCCTTATCAAAAGCCTTGGCAATGGATGCGGCTGCCCATACCTCCACATCCATGCCCGCCAATTTGTTAATCTTGGCATACGTGGCCTTCTCACGTTTTAACAGTTCTTGCTTGGTCCGTTCAGCTTGATCGACATCGACTCGTATACCCTTTTGTGTCATAGCGACTAGGTGCGGCAGTAGTGCCG